GTCTTTCATGACGAGTGTCATTTCCTGAAAGGCTTTTGTCTCGACCACCTGCCAGTCCACGCCTGCACTTGTACCTAACTGCGATGCAAGGTTGCGCCACATATCATCAGATATATTTTCCCATTTTCCCTGCAATATGCTACTCACGGTTGCACTACTTGTTCCTGTAAGGCTCTGCGCAGCCTTGTTCTGACTTGGATACTTGCTGACATACTGCTTTAAGCATTCCTGGATTTGTACCTTTTCGTTTTTTGTTAGTTTCATATTATCTTTATTTTTACGATTTTACTTTTTAATACTTTCCTGCTACCGAAGCCATATCAACTACTGCCGTCTCAACCTCTGCCCAGTCCTCAAGGCTTACCTGCTTTGTCTTCCGTCCTATCTTATACTCTTCTGGTGACTTGCTATAAATGCCTGTACGGCGTTCTATCTGTCTGCGTTCGGCTGCTGTCATTCCCTTAGGCTTTGGACTACGCAATCCGTGCTGCTCTGGCATTACGCCGTGAGTCTTTTCAATCTCACGTCCAGCAACTGTTCGCTCAATGCGGTCAGTGGTATTGGCTGCCTGTTCCTGTCTGATGAATGCTGCTTCGCCTTCTGTCTGCTCTTGTATCGCACGATGTATCACAACGTAAGGTTCTGCTACCCGTTCAAACCTTAGACTGCCGTCAGCTTCCTTCTTATAAAGGCGGATACTTCCGAAGTCGTAAGGATCATACTTGACAACGAACCGCTCGTAAGTGTGCTGTCTGCGCCACTCGTGGTCTGGCACACCCGGTTCGATCATCACTTCATATTGTCGCTTCTCCTTCTTAATCGTAACACTGATACCTTGGTCGGTGAAGGTACTCATACGTTTAGCTGTCACCCAGAACATATCCACCATATCGTGTGCAGTAACCTGCTGAGTCTCCTCATTCACGCTGCTGTCGTAGGCTTCCTGACGACTCTTGCCGTATGCAGGGTGCACCATTTCGTTCCACTCCTTTGTAGCCTTTGCGTAAGCATCTTTCAGTTCCTCAAGCGTATAGAGTGAGTCTTTATTCTCCTCAATAAATTCAAGATTCGGACGGCTCGACATCTTTTTTGCTGTAATGTTCTGACCCGTGAATCGCCAATCCTTATGCAGCACCTGTTGTTGGAACCGACCGAACACAGCCTCAATGGTCTTTGATTCTCCGTTATAAGGTTGCGTGGTCCTATGCACGTGACAAAGCTTCTTAAACAGACCGTCGGCATCCAGCTTCTTATGTCCGCCTTGGTTGTCGTGAACAATCTCGTAAGGCTTGTGCTTGCTTGTCTGAATGGCCATGCGATATGCGAGATATTGCGCCTCGTAATCCTCACTATCGCTGATATGCCAGCCAAGCATCACCTCACTCATCGCATCAATGACTACATAGACCTGCGTGGTGCGCACCTTGCCGTTCTCGTCCTGATAGTAGAGGTTCAGCTTCGTACCATCACCATACCACAGCGCATCACGCTTCGTTGGCAGTGCAGTGCGGTGTTTACGTCCGAACTTCTGTCGTGCTGCCTGCTCACCATGCACGGCATCGTACCATAGTGGCATAATTGCAGCACTATTCAACCATCGCTTCATACCGCTAAGGCTTTTCAAAGGCTTCCACCCGTTAGCTTCTGCCTGGCGGTTTGCCTTTTCAAAGAGCTGTGCATCGGTGTACACAGGAACCCTGCAACGCTTCAATGCGATGAGTAGCTGTCCGAACTCATCAGTTATCTTCTGCGTGTTCTTGTTTCCAACCTTACCGCTGATAAGACTCTTATAGCCATCTGCCTTGAAAGCCTTAATCTTTGCTTTCAGTCGTGCTTCATTTTGCGGAAGGGTGTGTTGATACTCCTCACGCATAGCTTCAGAACTCTGATAGATTACCTCCCATGCTCCTGCAGTGCTGCCGTTCAGACTTTGACGAATAGCTCTACGCTGTGCCATCATCTTCAACAACTCTTTCAGTACACTTGCATTAATTGTGTACTCCTCAATGAGTTTATCTGTAAGATGCTCCTGCTTGCCGTTCTTTTCGTATGTGTATCTTTCAAACCATTCGCGTGCCTCACTATCCAGCTTTACACGGTCACGCATCATTGCTTCCTTTATACGCTGTTCCGGGTCGCCGTATCGCTCCATATACCGTTCCTTGTATTTCTTCGGGAGGCTACTCCAGGCGTATATCACATAACCGCCCTCACCACCGTACCGATGCACACGGACTATCTTTCCCTTCGATGCATACACATTCAGTGTCCCCGCATTGAATACAGGATTACTCCCCTCGGTTAGTTCCTGGCTGGTTACGCACAATATCTTGTTGAAATACTCCATCCCTTAATTAATTTTACTATCTTTGCGGAAAAACCACAATGGGAAAAATACTCTTCATTTGTAAGTTCTCTATAACTTTTCCTGAATTCGACGCAGATGATCCTGGTCGAAAGGATAGAATAGGCGTGATTTACAATCATCTTGTAAACTGTGCTCGGCTTTGGTTCGCACAGATAGGTGAAGATTACAAGATTGAGCAACCTGACTATCCAGACGAATTGATAAATCAGCATCAGCGCACTGATTTGATATACTTATATCGATTATTGGAGAAACCCTCTTCAATCGTACATATTGCAAAACTCTGTGAAGGATATGCAGGCGTTTTGTCTCAGTGGGTTGATGCCGACATTCAAGTCGATTATCCTTTAGAACTACCTGCACATTGCCAGTCACCTTACAATCTAAGTGAAAGTGATGAGTATGTCCCCCCGACTTATCTGAAATAATTGTTCTTGCCATAGGTCATTGCTTTTACAGGCTCATAGCCATTAATTCAACTTCACTCTGCAGCTCCACGAAGGCAGGTATGTTCATATCCTGCTCTCGACGTGTCTCAACCCCATCAACAAACACACTTACACTACTATCCTTACGGTCTACTACTAATTTTACACGCTCGCTATAGGTCTGTGTCATTGTCTGCGCAGCCTCCTCATGAGTGGTCTCAACATCAGCCTGCTTCCAATTAGGAGTTCCGTTCAGCTGTGTCAGTGCAGTGAAGCGAATCTTCCTTGCAAGTTCACTGTCACTTTTGAAGTTCAGAGCCTTCCATACCATCACTGTGGTGCAGTTAAAGACTTCACATAAGTGAGCCTTACCTTTCTTGCTTAAATAAATTTGTTTTTCCATAATTCTTTTTTATAATGTTACTTTTGTAGGTGGAGGGGAATCGAACCCCAGTCGCTGAGATGTTCTGGTCCGCTACCATTCGGACGTAGCCGCCTTGGATTACCTGCAATCTAATCAGACTTCTTTTTCGTTTTTAAAAACATAATCCCTTATTTTTAATTTGTACTACATTTGTAAATCACGTCCCTTTTTTGTATCTTTGGGCGCTGTTAACAAACTTAACACGCTGCAAAGATACAAAACATTTCGCCACATGCAAACAAAAGAACAAAAAATATCGCCAATAAAGCAAAGAATTTTGCAATTTTCAGCGACATTAGGGGTGAGTAAGAGGGATTTTTACTCCAAAATTGGTGTTTCAAGGGGAACGCTTGAAAGCAATACAGGGATCACAGAAGATGTAATGACGAAATTTATCGCCAATTATCCCGATATAGATATAAGTTGGCTAATTACTGGTGAGGGCGATATGCTGAAATCCAAGCATGCGGAGGAGCCAAAAGTAGAAGTAACACCCATACACCAGCCTCGCAGTACGGAGAAAAAAGAAGATACTCAGGTGGTCTATCTCTATAATTTTGAAGCGTCCGCAGGATTGCGTTCACTGTTCGGCAACAACCGGCAGAACATCATTGACACCATAAAGATCCCCAACCTTCCCAAGTGCGATGGGGCTATACACATTGTAGGCGACTCCATGTATCCACTTCTCAAGTCTGGCGACATTATATTATATAAGCAAATGCCGCTTGACATCAACAACCTGCTTTATGGCGAAATGTATATACTCTCTTACGAAATAGACGACGATGACTTTATTGTAGTTAAGTATATCCGAAAATCCGAGAAGGGCGAGCCATACATCACACTCGGCTCGGAGAACCCTGAACACGCACCACGTGACATTGATTTTCGTCGTGTTACAGCCCTTGCGCTCGTCAAGGCCTCTGTACGCATTAACTGCATGATATAGTAAACAACCTAAAGTAGAATGAAATGGAAAGAGGTTTTGATTTAATTGCTCTCGGTAAAAAGGCTTTGATGTCTATCTTTGAAAAAAAGTTTGGAAGAAGAGCCTCATATAAAGAAATTGTCGAGCTTCATGAACTAATGGACGAGATGGCGGATAGTGCTGATAGGGAAGATAAAGCAGTAACAGAAGAAGATGATGAGCTTAAAGACCTTTTGCGACAAGACAAGATAAGGCAAGATGCTCATTTTATTCGTATGGTTGTTGTAATATATATAGAGTTACACGAAGAGCCATATCCGTATAAAATAAAGAAAGACATACCGCTTCTTAAAGAGGCACACGCAAAAGTCATTAAGTTTTGCCAATCAGGGCTATATCCTGACATCATAAAATACGCCTATGAAGATATGTTTGTAGGAAATTTAAGACTATTGGGAGATATTGAAGAATACAAAAGTTTCTTCAAAGAATATACAAGTAGCCCATCAAACTTTAATATCAAAAAGATAAAAGACTTTATTCCAGCTAAGTACTTGCCAAATGTTCCTATGGACTTGTTTGAGCCGTAAATGGGACGCACGCACACTTTCTATGCCTATTTAGATCGAAAAAACACCTTAAAAGCCGAATAAATAGGGCTTTTCGGAACGAATTTTTAATCTGATTTCATGGCATTACACCCCACTATATGCGGAATAAAGGGGGGGGCAAACGGCAAAAATCGGGGTAAATCCGCTTTTTTTTCGGCATTATGGGAGGGGCGTATCTGCTCCAAACTATGTTAAAACCGTTAAGGTAACTATTAAGGTAACCCTCACATTTCGTTTTATTTTATTAAGGTAACTGTTAAGGTAGCTATTAAGGTAACCCCGTTTTTACCCCAAAATCACTCTGTTTTACACCCCCATGAACGCGAAAAAACGGCTTCCGATCGTTCAAATACGTATCGAAAACCGTTCAACTATCGTTCAATCAGCGTTTTAGCTGTTCAACGTTATTCCTTTTTTGTTGCTTTAGAGCGTATCAGTTCACCAGCGCAAATATAAGCCTTTTTGTTCAGTACAACCCCTCCTTTGCTTAGTCCTACGCGTTCTAAAGACCTTTGCTTTATACCTATCTGTTCAGCCGTCAGAACGTTGTAAATCGCAGGAATAGATCCGAAATAATAGTTCTTCCGCCCATTCATTAATTGTACGTGTATTACCTTTGTCATATCTACTACTTTTTGCTTGCAAATATACAAAATAGTTACTATATACGATATTTTAAGTATAAATTATTTTAAGTGGCAAGAAAAATAAAAGGTAAGCTAAGAATAAGCCTACCCACATTAGATCATATGCAAAACACCCCTCTCTCAGCCACTCTCTCTTGTCTCTGTCGCTCTCAATACACCTTATATATATAGTACCTGTTTCTACGCTTTAAACGCCCTAAATCGCCCCATTTATCCTCTGATGTAACATTATCGGCTCAAACACCGTTCAAATACTCCTCAAATGCAATGCTACTGCAATACGATTGTTACGTTTCGTTTTGTTCACCCTCTATCCTGCAATAATCCGTAACTATCTGATATACAACCAATCAACTCGCATCTTATAAAATATCGTATTTACACTTTTCGTTTTACCCCCCTTAATATGTCAATGTATGCGGTGAATACGGCGGTACCTAAGACATTAATTGAATATTTGGTAAGTTACATTGCACGTACTGTAGATTCATCTTCGGCTGCTACGTTATCAGATATTATTGATACTCCTATTTCTCCAGAGCTTATACCTGCTGATGAAAAAGGAAACATTCGTCAAAAAACTGAAGATCTTGTTGGTCCATATGAACTTCATGATTTCTTCCTTTTCCATTTATTACGACATGGATTTAGTCCGAAGAAAGTATTCCTTCTAGCTCAAAAAGCTTTCAATGACAATAATGATTCTTGCTCAGATTGTAACCAATATGATGATGCAACCATATTACGTTGGCTCTACACTTTCTATCGTAGATTTTTTGTC